TTCTCCAAGCGGATGAAGCTCGGATGCTGCGGCGTGGACGTCGTGAACCCTGGCGACCCCGTCACCGAAGAGATGAAGGCCGCCCTCGGGCGCAACCGCCTGAAGCTCTGGTGGGAAGCCAAGCGCGTCGAGCTGGCCGACTTCGATCGTGACCAGGGCCGCGTGATCTCACGCGACGAGGAGCGCGACCAGGAGCAGCTCCGTCAGCGCATCGAGATCGCCGAGCGCGAGCAGGCGAATCTGGACGCCGACCACAACACCGGCGGCCCGTCCGTAGAGCCCGACGAGGACGTCTCTCCCTTCTGATGGCCCAGTCCAGCAACAAGCAGATCCGCATCATCATCGACGGACTCGAGTCCGACGCTGAACAGGCGATCAAGAAGCTGACGCTGGACGTCGTGGCCAACCTCGTGAAGGCTCCCTCCGAGGGCGGTACGCCCGTCGACACCGGCTGGGCTCGGGCCAACTGGTTCGCCAACATCGGCGTCCCGGTGACCGAGGCAGCCCCCAACCCCAACGAAAGCGGCGCCACCGTGGCGGCAACTGGTGAGCGCGAAGCCCGGCTGGGCGGCGTGCTCTCCTACAAGCTCGCCAGTGGCCCCGTCTTCATCTCGAACAACGTCCCCTACATCCTTCGCCTGAACGAGGGCACCTCCAAGCAGGCGCCCGCAGGCTTCGTCCAGAAGGCCATCCAGAAGGCCATCACGCAGCTCCGCTCCGTCGCATGACGTCCGTCACTCTCAACGAGGCCCGCGAGGCCATCTACCAGCGGTTCGTGTCCAACACGGCCCTGGCGTCGAGTGCGTACACGTTCGCAGGGGAGAAGTTCAACGCGCCCAACGACGCCACGTGGGCACGCCTTTCAGTCAGTCACGAAGCCGGGGAGCAGGACTCCCTCGGCGCGACCGGCTCCCGCAAGTTCCTGCGCCGCGGCCGCGTCCTGGTGCAGATCTTTGGACCCGTCGACCAGGGCCTGCGCTCCCTGGACCTGCTGGCCGACGCCACGCGGGACATCTTCGAGGGGACCCAGTTCTCGGGTCTCTACTTCATCAGCGCAGACGTCCGCGAAGTGGGCCAGGATGGCGAGTGGCATCAGCTCGTCGTGGACGCTCCCTTCGACTACCAGGAAACCAAGTAACCCCCGGAGCCCATCATGGCACTCTCGAAAACCAACAACCTCGCGATGGCCGTGGCCATCGAGTCGAGCATCGGCACGCTGCCCGCGACGCCGCTCTGGGTCAAGCTCGAGCCCAACAGCATCGGCGCCTACGGCGCCACCATCACCACCGTCCCGCGGAACCCGATCTCCAACACGCGACAGCAGCGCAAGGGCTCGGTGACGGACCTCGACTCGAGCGTCGAGTGGGCTGGCGACATGACGAAGGACCACGTGCTGACCTTCATCGAGGGCTTCATCTTCGCCCAGCGCCAGAACAACACCGTCATGGAGCGGGTGCAGGCGGGGTCGGACTACGACAACCTCTCCGCGCTCGCGTCGGACGACTCGTTCAACCACGACGCGCTCTCCGCGGCGCTCGCGGAGAACACGCTGGTCTACGTGCGCGGCATGTCGACCGCAGCCAACAACGGCCTCTTCGAGGTCGCCGCGGCTGGCACCACGACCAAGACCATCACGCAGTCCGGCACGCTCACCGACGAGACGCCCAGCATCGCCTCGGGCGCGCGCATGGACGTCTGCGGACACCGCCTGTCGGACCTGGTCTGGACGGACGCCACCAAGACGCTGACCACGGCGCTCGTGGACGAGACCACGCTGGGCCTCTCGGTCGGCCAGATGCTTCGGGTGGGCTCGGACGCCAACGCCTTCGGCAACGGCCAGCTCGTCGGGCGCATCGTCAGCATCGACGCCACCGCGGGCATCGTGCTCGACAAGGTCCAGAACCTCGGCACCGGCACCCTCTCGGGTGGCGGCGACGAGACCGCCACGGCAGTCGACCTGCTCTACGGGCCCTTCGTCAAGAACGTGGCCGTCAGCTCGGCAGACTTCCTGACCCGGACGTACCAGTTCGAGCTGGTCTACGACAACCTCCAGGAGCCCACGGGCACCGGCGACGAGTACGAGTACGCCATCGGCAACCTCTGCAACGAGCTGACGTTCAACATGCCCGGCCAGGACAAGGCCACGCTGGACTTCGGCTTCGTCGGCACCAACAGCGACGACATCACCACGACCCGCAAGGGTAACAGCGCCAACGCTGTCGAGCCGCTCCAGACCGCGGCCTTCAACACGTCGGCCTCGTTCGCGCGCCTCAACCTGACGGACACCTCCGAGGCCAGCCTCGGCGCGTGCTTCAAGTCCCTGACCCTGACCATCGGCAACGAAGTCTCCCCGGAGAAGTGCCTCGGCACCCTCGGCGCCTTCGACATGAACACGGGCAACCTGACCGTGGGCCTGGACGCCGAGCTGCTCTTCACGGACAGCGACCTGGCCCAGGCGATCAAGGACAACCAGACGGTGACGATGGACATGCTGCTCGAGAACGACGACGGCGCCATCGGCCTCGACCTCCCGGCCATGACGCTGGGCGGCGGCGCCAGGAGCTACCCCGTCAACGAGTCGATCCAGATCTCGGTCTCGGGATCGACCTACGCGGACGAGACGCTCGACACCTCGATCGGATTCACGGAGTTCCCGTACTTCCCGACCGTGGCCTGATCTGCTAGAACGTAGGGGCGGCGAGCCGATCGTCGCCCCTATTCGCCTCACACCCCATTCCCCCAAGGAGTACCCCATGTCCAAGTTCGGACACCTTCAGAAGCTCGCCGTGACCGGCGAGTCCACCGTCGACTTCGTCTTCTACGCCATCGACGGCAGCCCGACCCTCGAGGTCGCCCCGGCCACCAAGGCCAACAAGCCCTTCTTCAACGCCGTGCTGAAGAAGGGGAAGGAAGCCCAGCGCAAGCTCCGGGCCCGCCGCGGGCAGATGCCCACGCAGGCGCAGCTGGACGAGGTCCGGCGCCAGGACGCCGATCTCTTCGTGGAGTACGTCGTCAAGGGCTGGCGCAACGTCGTCGACCAGGAAGGCGAGCCCGTCGAGTTCTCGGCCCAGGAGTGCCGCGAGTTCCTGCTGGCCATTCCCGAGGATATGTTCGAGGAGCTGCGGGACTTCTGCATGGAGACCGCCAACTTCCGCAACGTCGACGACATGCCTTCAGACGAGCAGGAGGAGCTGGCGGGAAACTGAAACGGCGGCTGCTCTGGGAGCTGGACTACCAGCAAGTGCAGTTCGCCATCGACGCCCACTACCTCCAGAATCGCCCCCTCCCGCGTGCGATGCAGGAGCTGGTCGACTCTGAGCCCGAGCTGGAGCCCTTCGAGGGGTTCTACCTGGAAGCCTTCTGGAAGCTCGTCACGGAACGCCGGGGCGGGCCCTGCATCCCCTACAGCGAGATCACGGAATACGGGGAGCGAGAAGGTCTCGATTCTGCTATGATCGACCCGTTCGTTTCCATCATCTGGACCCTGGATCGCGCCCAGGCCAAATGGGCCCAGGACGAGCAAGAGCGCCAACGCAAGAACACCCATGGCTGACTTCCGCATCAACGTCATCGTCGACCCGTCCCGCGCCAAGCGCGGTACGGATGCGGTGAATCGTCAGCTGGACCGGACCGCCACCAAGGCCAACAACCTCGGGGCCGCGCTCCGCAGAGCCCTGGGCTTCCTGGGCGCGGGCCTGATCGCTCGCCAGGCGATCGGGACCCTGGCGTCCTTCTCGCAGGAGATGAGCACCGTGGCCTCGGTCACCAATGCTACCGCAGCGGAATTCGCTGCGCTCGAGGAGCGTGCAATCAGTCTCGGAACCAACACCCGCTTCACGGCGACGCAGGCCGCGGAAGGTCTGACGGAGCTGGGGCGGGCTGGCCTCTCGACATCCGAGTCTCTCGAGGCCATCGGCGACGCGCTCCTGCTGGCGCAGGCGGGCAATCTGTCGATCGCCGACTCGGCTGCCATCGCCACCACCGCGGTGAAGGTCTTCAACCTCGAGGCCGCGGACACCGCGACCGTGGCGGACACGCTGGTGCTCGCTGCGAACAACACCAAGACGAACGTGTCCGAAATGGGACAGGCGTTCACCTTCGCCGCAGCCAACGCCAAGGACCTCGAGGTCGACGTCAACGACACGGCGGCCGCGCTCGGCGTGCTCGCTGAAGGT